GCCCTGAGGATATTTTGACAACGGGGGCAGATCACGCACTCGATGCCGTACGATATTCCTGTATGTTTTTGGGGAGAGCTGGTTTCTCTACTGCTCTATCCGGGGACTATTAGCCCAACCCCTCAAAATACTCCCTGACACCTTACCCAAAACGCGATACACTCAATAACCATGGATGAAATACACCACTCGTACGAAACAATTGTAGGAACTTGCTCCATCTGCGCGGGCCCCGTCAAAATCCCCGTTGCCTACCACAGCATTATACCCCCTAAACCCAGGTGCGGGGATTGCGGTGCTGTTGCGAAGAGAGGTTACGAGCCGAAGATCGACATGGAGCGACCGCCTCCGATCAATGTCAATAGGTTCTCACAGTATTCGTGACAGGTTACCGTGTCGGATCCTAGCCGTAAATCACACTCCCCGTACGAGGGGCAAATCGTACCTCTGGATCAACATATCGGTGTTGACATAAACATCTTGTACCACAAGATAAAACCCATTGGCTGGACTACAGTCAAGGGCATACGTATGCCAGTGCTATCACACGAGGGCAACCAACAGCTGATGGGCAGAGCAATGTTCAAGGCAGCACTCAGGGTCAACGGCCGTGGTGACCCTAATGCTCCGGAAGGACCAAAAGTGAATGAGTGATCGTCCATATATCCTGCAATACAACGTCATCGCTCGAGGCAGTGATGGGAAGATGATAGAGGTTTGTTTCCATTCCATGGGGCGCATGGGCTGGCCGCTGCTACAACAGGCCCAGGGCATAAAGGAAGCCCTAGAAGAGGCAGACCGTGAAGCAGGAAACGCCCGAACGTACGAGATTATACCAGTTGCTGTGGCGCCAGACTTTGAGGAGGCGCCGACCTTTGAGATAATGGATGAGTTAGATCATTTGTTTGTAGACATGGAGAAACCAGAAGGTAAACTGAACTAGGGGAAAGCCATGATAAGTAAAATCATAACACTATTTTTTGTACTGGTGCTGTCTGCATGCGGAGCGTACGCGGACACGGCGGACGCGATGAAAATTGAAAGCGCAACGTCCTGGGAGTGCGGACTTCAGGAGGATGCCGTGCAGGACAAATATGTGTCCGTACGGTACCACGGGCAAAGATACGGCACAGATAAGCCATGTTACGGGATACCGGGCACGCATCATTGTGACGGTCTGCCGTATACGAAAAACTTTACCTGGCATTTCACCAACGCTGATGACTTCGTCACGTTGCCCAAGCACAGTGAGGTAATTTACGGATTTAGATTGGCGATAGGTTGGCTTAATGCTTTTACCGGATTTACCTTTACGGAAACCGGGCCAAGCAATGCATCAAACGCAATTCCCATAAGTTGGTCTTGGGACGTTAACAGCAATTACTTTGCCAGTGGTGGATGCGACGCTTTCGTGAGACACGTCCCAAACGCGCCGGGGCAGGTTTACAACATGGCGTATTATCGTGGATGCGACATGAATTTAAACGTCGGAAACATGGGAACTTTCGCGGAAGAGAGTGCTGGGATCCCTGGCTACGACATCACGAATATTGACGTCGGTTGGACCATAGCCTTTCATGAATTCGGCCACATCATGGGCTTAGCTCATGCCAAAAATGGCATAATGAGAGAGCAGATTCCTCTGTACAATATCGATCTGGGCGACTACACTCCTGGCATTTACAGCGCTCTGAACATGTACAATCCGAATCCAGGGACTAATCACGTGTTGGTCACGATCCCTGGCTTTGCCCCACATATCAGTGAATGAAGAATCACACTCCCAGTACGAGGGGTAAATCGTACCAATGATTCCCACCGTCGCACGCATTGTCCACTACTATTCAGAGGACGATCTGTCTGCGCTCAACCCTCTGGCGGCCGTGATCACTGAAGTGATCGGCGGTAACACGGTCAGCCTCCACGTCATGTATCCGCGCGGCTACGGGTCGCGGCGAGAGGTCGACTTTAGCGGGGAGCCCAAGCCGGGGCATTGGAGCTGGCCTTGGTGATGACCACCAAAAATCTGAAAGGAACGAGATGACTGAGCAGCCCGAACACGAATACATTCTGCAATTCTTTGCATATTCTCATCTGCCGCCACACCTGCAACAGGTCAGTATGCCGTTCTGTCAGATGGCTCACGCGATTGTGTCCGGTGACAACTGTGCGGAGTCCGGCAACGTGACAATAGGCTCACCACTGCCGTGCAACTACGAGCGCACGGTCGCGCTCCGCAAGCTGCTCGAGGCGAAAGACGCCGCGGTGCGCGCGTTGGTGGCCCATGCCCCGGCTGTCGATGGGGCTAAGCAATTGGAGAAAGAGGAAATCGAATCTCAATGAAGTACCTAGCCATCAAGCGCATCAAGTTTCCCCATGAGGTCCACGTCACTGTGAATGTGCCCAACACCTCCGTACGAAATGTCACCGTAACGTCCAACAAAGACTTGTCAGACGCCATTACCAAAGTGGAGGTTTACCTACGGGAATACGTGGATTCTCTGCACCGTCAGTTGACGGAACTGGATCTGGCGTTCGCTCAGATTGAGGGGCTGAAGGCGGGTGTGGAGTTGGGGGCCATGGAGGCAACGGTCTCACCAGAACAGATCAACTAGGAGCAATCACATTCCCCATACGAGGGGCAAATCGTACCCAGTGCCAGGTCAACCCTGAGTAACAGATCAACTATCCGGAATCTTCGGATAGTTGATACCTAAGAAAGAATAACTGAAACCATGAAGCCTACAGAATACCAACAACGGATACTCAGCATGCCAGATAGCTGTGACTTGATACTGTGTGGGGGCAGAGGGGGCGGACGCAGCACTGCTTCGTTCTTACTGGCCTTACGTACAGCACAAGAGGGCAAGGAAGTTGCGTTTATCAGTCCTGACTTTAGAGAATCAGAACAAGTTAAACAGTGTATCAGTGACACACTAGAGAGTATCTATAGTGCAATAGGGGGTGATCAATTTAGGGCATTTTACCAATTGCCGGTGAATCCCGATAAGTCCTGCCTAAGTCGTATTTCGTACTACGAATACAACCTACCCAGGAGCGAAGGGCATAAGTACCTCGCCATTGTACGTAACAACGTACCGATTCCTGAGCACCACCTAGGCCGCATCGTGGTAGACGGTGGATCAGACCGCGTTGAACATTATTCCCATCGGCCATGGCGAATGTGGGCCTGGTGTCCAAGTACATATAAGGACAATCCGTACTTACCCTCGGATTACACTGATCGTCTTTGGCAGGCTGCTGATGGCGACACGGCGCTGTATAAATCCTGGACCGCCGGAACCTGGTAATCTCGTAAGTCCTCCCGCACCCCTCAAGGCCCCGTCAAGAAAAGACGGGGCCTTGTTGTTTTTGGGGTGGCTGGAGGGACGTAGTGTGTTAAGTGTCAGTCTACGGTCAAGTCTGCGACAAACGAACACAACACACAAAGACAGGTGACCCACATGTCGAAGAAATCAGCCAAGAAGATCAATCCCACTCCAGCAAAGCGTTATGTATACGGCGCTATCAACGACCTAATGACAGACGAAGACCGACAAGTCATCCGTAAGTATATCTTTGCTAGTCACAGACTGGACAACGCCCAGACGGAAATCACGCGCTGGGGCAGGGAACAGTACACTAAGCTTAGATCCGAAACGTATCCCCGAGTCGACGAACTAGAGCAACTGGTAGAGGAGCGTAAAGAGGCCAAGAGGGCCAAGACTAAGTACAGCAAAGAGGAAAAGACACAGCATCGTCTGGACAATACGGAGCTGAAACAGTTAAAGGAACAGATTAAAAATGATTCCGACTTTCAAGAGAAATCTAGGTGGATAAGCACTGAAGTGTTTAAGCGTCGCAAGGTACTTACTGCGCAGAAGACCCTGGCAGACGAACACCCGGACGTGAATTGGTCAACGGCGGGAATCGTTAAAACATCCGCCGAGCAGCGAGCCAAGAAAAAGGGCGCACCCCCTAAGTTCAATCGATTTGAAGGAGAGGGGCGTATCGGGGGTCAGCATGTTGCTGGACCCGCGCCCCAGTGGCGCTCGCTCCTGGGCAAGCTGAAGGGTAACATGAACATTAGTGACGTGATACCTAACGGTAAGCACGATGCTCGTCGAGTCAGCTTTCGTCTGGTATCCGGAGAGTGGATATCCGTGCCCGTAGTGTGGCATAGAGACTTACCAGAAGATGCGCGAGTGTGCGCCGTGGAGCTTCATGCAGTTCGTCGAGCAGGACGTACCCATTACAACGTACAATTCGTTATTCGGTCGGAAACATTCGTGCGCAAGGCTCCAAATGACAATTTCATTGTAGGGCTAGACATAGGTTGGCGTCGAATGGGTGTCAGTGAAAAGTGGGATATCCCAAATCGTGTCCGTGTTGCGGCTTTGAGCAATGGAGAGATTTGGGAAATTGATCCATCTGCAATATACCGAGCGGATCAGGTACAGGGGGATCGGGACAAGGCCCTGCTGACAGCCATGCACATCGTACATGCGGCCCGATTGGAGTTGCCCGCTTGTGATGCATTGTCGCACATGGCTGACCCAACCAAGGACCGCGGCAAACAAATTGGCAGGTGGTCTTCTTCCCGAGGCATGGTAAAGTTGATACGACAACTAGAGAGTTTGGAATGCACACACAACATTATGGAAAAATTGTATGTTTGGAAGAAGCACGATCATCACTTGTGGCAGTATGCTGATGGCGCTCGTACCCGTGGTCGACTCAATCGCAAGGACGCCTACAGAAAATTTCTTTTCAGTCTCAGTATGTGTATTCGGTACTTGGCCATCGAACATTTCCCTACGGACAACGTAAAGCGTAAGCCCGGACAGAACAGAGCGCCAAACCGTCAGCGTCTGGCTGTAGCGCCATACCAATTACAGTCACTGTGCGCGGAATACTTTCCTGGGGATCGATTGGTAAGGGTTAACGCCGCATACACATCACGTATATGCCCTGCATGCCACAGAGAGAACCCTAAGAGCAGTTCCCTGAAACTGACGTGCCAGTACGAAGACTGTGGGCACGAGTGGGACAGGGATCCAGGTGCCGCGCTAGAGATCGAGCGGCTAGGTGCGTTGGAAATTCCGGGATCCGCTCGCATCAGCCAAATTCAGCGGGAAACGCCGGAGACGCTGCCCGTCGCAGCAGAATAGGGATGTACACTGCACGTCGTAATGTGGTACTATGAACAGCCTCTCGCATTACGACGTGCAAGTATTTGATTTTACAGGTAATGCAAAATGTAGATTGATATGGCTGCTCAACGCCTTGAAGTTTGTGACACCTCCGGCTCCAATGCGTTTTTTGGCGCCGGGCCAGATTGATATGGCTGCTCAACGCCTTGAAGTTTGTGACGCTTGACTGCTGAGGAAGGGCCCCGAGCGGTGGCCGATTGATATGGCTGCTCAACGCCTTGAAGTTTGTGACCAGTAAAACGTACGGGAGTGCCTCCCCGTCCACCACGGAGATTGATATGGCTGCTCAACGCCTTGAAGTTTGTGACTATCGTCCTTCACTTTCTTTCCCGGGCTTCGGTCGAAAAATTGATATGGCTGCTCAACGCCTTGAAGTTTGTGACCTCGATTACCCGTCCCGATTTAACGGCGCATTGATATGATTGATATGGCTGCTCAACGCCTTGAAGTTTGTGACGATGATCCAGTCGGGAAACGGTGGGACCCGAAGTGATATTGATATGGCTGCTCAACGCCTTGAAGTTTGTGACATCAATGGCTGCGTCTTGCTCGGCTCCGCATGATGCGATTGATATGGCTGCTCAACGCCTTGAAGTTTGTGACTCATTCGTCGATTCGCTCGGAGATGAGGCCAGGATCATTGATATGGCTGCTCAACGCCTTGAAGTTTGTGACTCGCTCGGCCATGTATACCCAGTGTACCAGCCGGCCATTGATATGGCTGCTCAACGCCTTGAAGTTTGTGACGCCCTGACCCATTGATATGGCTGCTCAACGCCTTGAATTGATATGGCGGCTCAACGCCTTGAAGTTTGTGACATATGGCGGTACGACGCCCCAAATGGGCCGGTAACCCAGTGTCTCTTGCATATTCCGTGCCACTGGTGTACAATACCGGTAAGTGCCCGGCCCAATTACCACAATCGCACGCACCGCCCGCACCCTTTACCGGGTGGCGGGATGGGTGTATTTACTAGTCAATGAACTTGTAACCGAGCGAAAGAATGAAGAAAAAGCCCTAGCGCACGCTCGCCGCGTCATGTCCCAGCGCTATCAGGACGCCTCAAATACAGCGGGTAAATCACACTCCCCATACAAGGGGCAAATCGTACCACCTAAGGACCCTTCCCAATGACAGACCTCTCTTCAGGTCTGAGCATTGTCCGTGGCGCATCGGCCGTTGGAGGAGGGATATCCACCCAGCACCCGATGTATACACACCGGTACTGGGATTGGCAGCAAATGCGGGACACCTGGTCCGGTCAACGGGCCGTAAAGGAACGGGGTGCCCAATACCTGCCGCCTACCGGGGGAATGTACGAAGACGGCATGGGCCCCCAGGGCAAAGGTCTCAGGGCCTACCATGCCTACCTGATGCGCGCCTTGTTCCATTCGTTCGTGTCAGACGCGGTCGACACGATGATGGGCATGCTGTGGTGCAAGCCCCCGACATTCGAGATCCCCTCGCAGCTGGATTACTTGCGCGAAAAGGCTACCACAGAAGGCGAAGGACTGTTTCAGCTCCTACGTGCCATCAATCGCCAGCAATTGATTACAGGGCGTCTGGGCTTGATGACAGACCTATCCAAGGATACTGGGACCAACGCCCCGCGTCCCTATATCGCGACGTACCACGCGGAAAAGATCATCAACTGGGACGCCGGATTCCCAAACGACTCGACGATGGAGACCACGAAAATGGTGGTCCTGGATGAGTCGGGACCGCGTCGTATTGACACATTTCAGTGGGAAGATATCGAGCAGTATCGAGTCCTGATGTTGGGCGACGCCATGGGCTCTGGTTCGTCATACCGCTTTGGGGTGTTCAGCGCTGCCACTGGAGAGCATACGGCGTTTGACCAATCGGCAATGAAGGTGGGCGGTAGCCGTGGCACCGAGTTTGATCATATTCCGTGGGTGTTCATCAACGCGAACAGCACGGTCAGCACTCCCTGTGATCCGCCGCTGATTGGCCTCAGCGATCTGTGTCTAGCCATCTATCGCCTGGAGGCCGACTACCGCCAGGCACTGTTCATGCAGACGCAGGATACGCTGTTTACCAAAGGATTTCCCGAGGACAAGGACAAGCCGCTGCGCGTTGGTGCCGGCGGCCGTATCCACGCCCCGTCTGGGCAGAACGCTGATGCCAAGTACATCGGTGTCACTAGCAAGGGACTACCCGAACTTCGCGAGGCCCGTGACAACGATCTGAAGATGGCAGCCAGTAAAGCCGGCGAATTGATGGACGCCTCCAGTCGTGCCCGAGAGTCAGGTACGGCGCTTGAGATGCGCATTGGCTCCAAAACTGCAACCATGAACGAAATTGCAATCTCTGGAGCCGAGGGGCTGCAACGCGCACTGAAAGACTGTGCCCAGTGGATGGGCATCAGGAATACTGATTCCATTGTCGTCAAGCCCAACTTCGAGTTCAGCTCGAAAGAGTACGGCGCGCAAGATTTCCGTACGATCGTCGAGAGTAAGTTGCTCGGTGCCCCCATCAGTTGGCAGGCTATCCACAAGTGGTCTGCCGAACGTGGCGGTCCTGGTAAGGATCTATCGTTTGAAGAGTTGATGGCCCAAATTGAAGAAGAGGGCCTCCTTGATGACATGCTGTCCGAGAAGATAACGCCCAAGGAACAAGCAGACCTCGATCTGAAGGAACAAGAAATTCAGGCACAGGAAGAGGCCGCACAGCAGCCAGCACAACCACCTGCGAGGCCCGCTTCGTGATTCCAAATAAGCGTCTCACGGACTCACTGGTTCGGCATAAAATCCTAGCCTTAGGCTACGCTCGACATGTAGCGAACCGCGTTATTGCGTTTCTGGATGCAACAGAACCACGCATCAGGCGTGAGCTGTTGGACATCTTCGGATCCGGAGCAACAGGGTCCCGGGTTGCCTCACGGCTACGGCGAGCCGAGGCCCTGTTGTCCCGGATACGGGGTGTTGGTTGGTCACGGGCTACGGATGAAGTGACCAAGATGATTGCGGCGTTGGCGTTGGGTGAGCCGGAACACTTGAGCAAGGCATCTGATGTAAATCTAAAGACTCCCAAGTCGACAACGCTCCTTTCTAGGGCGAAAGGAGCGTTGGTCGGAGGCCACACAGTCAAAGATTGGTTCGCCTCGATGCGCTCGGGCGACATTCGTAGGATGATTGGTCAACTGCGCATTGGTATCTTTGCTGGAGAGGATGTAGGCAAGGTACTCAAGCGCATCACGGGTCGTTTGTCTTCGGTTGCCAATGCCGCTAAAAACTCCGTACGGACTATCGTTAGCACCGCAGTCGGGTCTGTCATTAACACGGTACGTCGGACTCTGATTGATCTGAACCCTGGTACGTTTGGCCATGAGTTGTGGGTCAGCATCCTGGACGGTGCAACGACTGCCGGCTGTCGTCGTTTAGACGGAACAATGTTTCGCGCGGGAGAGGGCATTCAGCCTGGATATCATCTGGGGTGTAGGTCTGAACGCATACCTGTGCTGGATGAAGGCGGGGAATACGATGTTGGTACATACAGCGCTTGGATTGGGACTCAGTCTGACTCATTCCAGCGCTACGCTGGAATGAGTCAGTTCTCCGCAAATGATCTGAAACCCCTGACACTAGATAAGATGCGTCGTATGGACGCCCAGAAGTAACATAAACTTCCTGAAAAGAGACTCAGACACAATGAAGACGTTACACCTAACGCTATTCGCCCTACTCCTCTCCAGCTGCGCGGCATTCCAAGGGCACGTGGACAAGTTCCAAGCGGCCGTGGACAAAATCGAAGCCCATGTCACATGCACGGCCGACGTATTGGGCCCGTACGAAGACATGTTCACCAGGGACCAGGCAATGGATCTACTGAACGGTAAATTAGATCCTGTGGACACGCTGACTGCGCTGGAGGTTACGCCGGCAGACATCAGGGCTGTCAGTAAAGGACTATCGGACTGCGGAAAATGAAGAGACCCCGACCAGTTCTGTTGCAGGGCCGTAAGAAGCTCAAATCCAAACCTGAGCCAAAACCCAGGGCTCCGGATAAACCTAAGTCAACCCAGAAGAAACCCAAGTCAAAATAAAGTCACTCCGTACATGGTACGGAGTGCAGCGTTCGGCATGGCCCGGACGAGAAAGTAAGCAAACAAGTATGGCACTCAAAATGATCCTAGACTCCCTAGAGGGTCTCAGTGAAGACGTAGCCTCGCACTACGTCAAGAAGGGCGAGAAATTCGAGCTACAGGCAGAAGGAGCCAAGAGCCAGGGGGACATTGATCGTCTCCAGAAGGCTCTACAAGACGAGCGCAACATCAGCAAAGAGTTGCGCGCCAAGCTGGAGCCCTGGGGTGAGTTGAACCCCGACGAGGTCAAGCTTACGCTGGACAAGGTTCCCGAGCTGGAGATTCTGGCGGAAAAGGGCAACCTCAAAAAGGACGAAAAGGAAATCGAAGTCCTAGTGAACGCTCGAGTCAAGCCCATCATGGACAAGTTGGTGAAGGCTGAAACGGAGCTCAAGGCTTCTCGAACGCTGGTCGAGGTATTCCAGGCTGAGAAGACCCGGTCAACGATCCACAGTGCAATTCGCACACTGGCCACCGAGAGCAAGGCCAATCCCGAGGCCTACGGTTCGGAGTTCGGTGGGCTCATGCTGCTGGCCGACAAGGTATTTACGGTCGACGGCCAAGGGGCAGTCGTGGTCAAGGACGGCATCGAGGGCATGTCCCCCGGTGTCAACGCCAAGGACGTGTGGAGTGACATCCAGAAGTCCCACGGTTACCTGTGGCCTAGTTCCAGTGGTGGTGGGGCACCCGGGTCCAGTGGCGGCCAGGTGCAGTCCAACCCGTTCAAGACCAACGACATGGACGCTCGTAACAACTTTGCCTTGCAGCACCCGGATAAGGTGCCCGCTATGGTGAAGGCCGCAGGCTTGCAAAACGCTTGG